TGTTGTAGACAAGAAAACCAAGGAGCCTAAGCCTGCGCCCAACCCTGAATGGCTACTGTTTGAAAAGTGCATGCGAGGAGATACAAGCGATAATGTATTCTCAGCGTATCCTGGTGTACGTAAAAAAGGCACTAAGAATAAGGTTGGTCTACAAGAGGCGTTCGAAGATAAGAGTACAAAAGGCTTTAACTGGAATAATATGATGCTACAGCGTTGGGTAGATCACAACGGTGAAGAACATCGTGTGCTAGACGATTACAATCGCAATGTAACACTTTGTGATTTAACTGCACAGCCTGCAGAAATTAGAGAAATTATAAATAATACCATTGCAGAAGTAGAACCTAAAAGTGTAAGTCAAGTAGGATTACGACTAATGAAATTTTGCGCTAAATGGGATCTACAACGTATTGCAGATCAAGCAGAACAGTATTCTAAACCGCTATCAGCGAGGTATCCACAATGACAGTAAAAGCAAAAGAAGTATTAGATGGAAAATTTTGGATCGTTGAAGACGAAGATGTACGTATTGGTACACTAAGTCTTAATGAAGATAGATATATGTTTTCGAGTGTAAATGGTACTAAGTTTTTTATAACGAGCGTCAACTAAAAAAGACACTAGGTAAAGACATGACCTGGGCAAAGCTTGATATTACAGAATCTCATGTATCAGATCTAAAAGAAGTTCACGGATTTCCTACAAGCACTGTGCCTTTTAACAGTATGTACGATGTAAAACGCAAACTGCCCTTGTTTACAAAAAGTCTAAAGTCAAAGAGTTTGTATTGTGCAGGTTACTATGTGATTAGATTTGACAAAGGCTGGGTCAAAAGCTTCTGTCCTAAACTGATTACCGTAGAACGTTACGAAAACAGAGGTCCGTTCAAAACAGAACTAGAAATGCGCACGGAGTTGAGTCGTGTCAACAACTGATCCTTTGAACACAGCACCAATACAGCAGTTCATACAGCAAGTCAAAAGTGCAGACGCAAGCAAAGCAAGAGAAGTAAAACTAGACATTCAAAATGCAAAACGTCTGGCATTTACACTTGGTGAAGTTATGACAAGATTGAATGGCGACCTAGAAAAACTTCTGGTTGACAAAAACCAAACCACAGATGAAGTTGTAGAAGTACGTCTAGATGGCGGAAGTAATTGGCAATAAAGTGCGTAGATAACTTCTAAAAGAGATAAATATATGCGTATATAACTAAAGGAATACGCATATGAGTCGGCCAAAGCCAACTGTGCTTTTAGAACACGTTGATAAGAAAACATATAAAAGTGAACAAATACTTCAAGCAGAAGCAATCTGGGCGGTATTTTACAGGGGCGCACCGTTCAACCTTAAGAGTGCAAATGTACTAACAAACTATCCTGGGCCGAAATATAAAAAGGTAAGTTTCAGTAACAGAGGTCATGCACTTAATCTTGCAAAAAAGCTTAACGAAATGTTTAATTGTAAAGACTTTGAGGTCTACCGTTTGACTCAAGGTGATGTCGAAGAAGAGAAATGAACTGGAAAGAAACATATACAAAGATATTTCTCAAACAAGCCGGAAAATCTGCCAATGAAATATCTTTGAAACAGTACCTTCCTCTTTGGTGGCAAAATACCAGAGCCAAAGACGTAGGCGGATTACGTCTTACAGACGAAGGTTTTAGGTTTATAACAGAAGATTTAGAACTTGTAACATATGACATACCTTATCCTCCAGACTTTGAATTTACAACCCAAAGCATAATATGGCTAGACAACTTTATAGATTGTCCTTACTATTTAGGCCGTAAGTCGATCACAGTTACAAACGAAAAGAAAGCACTTGAATTGCATCTATTCAGCGGTGATATACGCAAGTATGGACTTACTAAGGCTATGAAACGCCAGCAAGAAAAAGATTAAAAAATTCTAAAAAACCTCTTGACTTTAGACGCAGTGATGCTATTATATAAACATAGTTAGAAACAAGCACTGATCCAACTAAGAGGAATACACTATGGATACCGCAACTCGCACAGTAAGCCCGAATAGCGCAAAAACTTCTATCAAGCATGCTATTCTTAAAAAGCGTCCTATCTTTCTTTGGGGACCTCCGGGTATTGGTAAGTCTGAAGTAGTTGAACAGATTACTAACAGTCTTCCTAACTCACATCTTATTGATATTCGACTGTCGCTTTGGGAGCCTACAGACATTAAAGGCATTCCTTACTTTGATTCAAACAGTGGCACAATGGTATGGGGTGCTCCTGCAGAACTTCCAAGTGAAGAAATGTCAGCACAGTATGATAATATTGTACTGTTCCTAGACGAAATGAACTCTGCGGCTCCTGCTGTGCAAGCGGCAGCATATCAGTTGATTCTTAATCGTCGTGTAGGACAATACAAACTACCAGACAATGTAATGATTGTTGCGGCAGGTAACCGCGAAGCAGACAAGGGTGTTACGTATCGTATGCCTGCTCCGTTGGCTAACCGTTTCGTTCACTTGGAGATGGCAGTTAACTTTGATGACTGGTTCGAGTGGGCTGTAAACAATAATGTTCACCAAGATGTTGTTGGCTTCCTTACATTTAGCAAACAAGATCTTTACACATTTGATCCTAAGAGCCCAAGTCGTTCATTTGCAACGCCTCGTTCTTGGTCATTTGTATCTGAGCTTATCGAAGATGAGCTAGATGAGAACACCACTACTGATTTAGTCAGTGGTGCAGTTGGCGAAGGCTTGGCTGTCAAATTTATGGCTCACCGTAAGGTTGCGGCGAGTATGCCTAACCCAACTGATATTCTCGCAGGAAAAGTAAAAGAGATGAAGGCAAAAGAAATCAGTGCTATGTATTCCTTGACTGTCTCACTCTGCTACGAACTGAAAGAAGCTGATAATGCAGGCGACAAGAAGTTCGATGAAAAAGTAAACAACTTCCTGCGATTTGCAATGGACAATTTTGATACTGAGCTAGTAGTTATGGGTATTAAACTTGCAATTACACAGTATGCATTGCCCATTGATCCGGACGAATTGGAATGTTTCGATGAATTCCACCAGCGTTACGGAAAATACATTAATGCGGCACAGTCTGCATAATGTATACAAAACGGGCTCTTTTGGGCCCGTTTTTTCTTTTCTAGGTTGACAAATCCCGTAAATACTGTTATAGTTATACTATAGAAACTAGCAATAAAGGTGCGACATGGCAGCTAAAGACACAGCAAGCAAACTTAAAAACTGGACTCCAGATCCTAATATTACAGAAGAACAGCTAGCAGAAATGCGTGTAGAAGTACTTGACCGCATTATTGTTGCACGAGTAGGCTTGCTACTACGTCATCCTTTCTTTGGTAATATGGCAACACGTTTGCGTATTTTGGCAGCAGATGACTGGTTGCCTACTGCCGCTGTAGACGGACGCAACTTGTATTTTAATACACAGTTTTTTAATGCTATGTCTAACAAAGAGATTGAGTTTGTAGTTGCACACGAAATTTTGCACATGGTATTTGATCACCTAAACCGTAGAGATGACCGCAATCCTATGCTCTACAACATTGCCGCAGATTATATTGTAAACAACACCCTTGTTCGCGACCGCATTGGTGAGAAGCCAAAGATTGTAGACTGTTTCCAGGACTTTCAATACGACGGCTGGACTTCAGAAGAAGTATACGACAAGTTGTTTAAGGAAGCGGAAGAACAAGGAAAGGAACTACAGAAGCTATTAGAAGAGCTTGAGAAAGAAGGTGAAATGCTAGACGAACACCTCGACGACGACGGTGACGGTAGTAGCGAAGAAGGCAAAGAAGAAAAAGACAGCAAAGGTAACACTATAAGTAAAAAACCTGCTAAGTATTCTAAAGAAGAAATCAAGCAGATCAAAGACGAAATCAAAGAAGCTATGCTAAATGCCGCGCAAAGCGCAGGTGCAGGTAACGTTCCTGCAGGTGTTCAGCGTATGATCAAAGAGCTTACAGAGCCTAAGATGAACTGGCGTGAACTGCTTCGTCAACAGATCCAGAGCACTATTAAGAGCGACTACACGTTTAGCCGCCCTAGCCGCAAAGGACAAATGAGTGGTGCTATTTTGCCTGGTATGAACTTTGCAGAAACCATTGATATCTGCATTGGCTTGGACATGAGTGGCTCTATTGGCAATGCTCAGGCAGAAGACTTCCTGGGTGAAGTCAAAGGCATCATGGACGAATACAAAGACTACAAGATTAAGATCTGGTGCTTTGATACAGACGTCTATGGTGAAGATGACTTTAGTGCTGATGACGGACGTGAGCTTACTGAGTATGAGATCAAAGGCGGTGGTGGCACTGACTTTATGGCGAACTGGCGCTATATGCGTGAGAACGACATTCAGCCTAAGAAGTTCTTGATGTTTACAGATGGTTATGCATGGGATAGCTGGGGTGAGGATGACTACTGTGATACAGTGTTTGTTATTCATAGCCACCACGACAAGAATCTGCAGGCGCCGTTTGGTGTAACTGCACACTATGAGGAAGCAAGTGCTTAGGAATAAAAAACCAAATCCCTTAAATTTTTTTAATCTAAGAAAACTCAAAGTGCCTCCACCGCACTTTGAGTATATCTCATTACCTCTACGTTATAACCTAGAGGACGCACTTGCTAAATGGATTACAGAGAATCTAAAAGGCAGATATTACATAGGAAAATCTGTAGATCTTATTGATAATTCAATAGAAACTGTAGTTAAAATAGGATTCGAAGATCCAAAAGAACTTAGTTTTTTCACTTTGGCGTGTCCACTTTTAAAATACAATTAAATAAAACGTCATATATAATTTAAAGGAGAGCAATCATTATGACAGATGAAGCAAAAGTAGCAGAAACAGAAACTGATGCGGTTGAGTCTAGCGAACAATCTAGCCCAGATCTAACAGTGCAAGATCTTACAGCACTAAAACAGATCATTGACGTAGCTAGTCAGCGTGGCGCATTTAAGCCAGGCGAGATGGCAGTAGTGGGTACTACCTATAATCGTTTAGAAGCGTTCCTAGGTGCTATCCAGTCTCAGCAAGCACAGGCGGAAAGCCAAGGAGAGTAATTATGGCACTTAAACACATTGGTCGTGTAAAGTCAAACAGAAGAAAAATAATTGTAGCATACAGAACTATTCCAGGTGATGCAGAAAGTTGCGTAGTTGTAACAACTGAAAATCTCATGGCAGACGAACACGATGCACTTATGAAACTAGTAGAGTCACCTACAGGTCAACAATCAAATGAGCTTGCAGATGCAATGGCAAGATCTGTATTGCCGGATGGTAGAAACATGTTGGCAGGTCTTCACACCACAGGTAAAATGATCAAACTTGCAACTAACCAAGTTGAAATGACACCAGATCAGAAAACTGTTATTCCTTTAGATAAGTTAAACCAAATGATTGCAGAACAGAAGGGTGTTAGCATAGAAGATCTTGCAGTGAAGCCTAAAGAGGCTCCAAAAAAAGAAACAAGTGAAACAGTTGATGACGGAGTAACTGAATTAGCAACTGCTCAGACACTGGAAGCACCGACAGATGATGTGTTAACTGACGAGCAATTAGCAGCACAGTATCGTTCACAAGCAGATGCTATGTTTAAAGAAGCAAAAAGACTAAGAGAGCAGGCAGAAGAACTTGCTCCTACTAAAAAGAAAACAGCGAAGAAAACAGAGAGTGCCTAGTAATAAAAAGCTACCACCTGAAGTTATAGACCAATGGCCGGAGGTATTCAAAGACGTAGATGTAGAAGTCGTACCGATTGAATATCTCCATTCTATCCGAGTTTCATTCACGGATGGAAAAATTTGGGATATTGACCTATCAAAAGACACAGGACAGGTAGACATAGAGGTAGCACTAGAAGAGCTGATTACTGAATATGAAGATCAAATAGTAAATTTAGACTTTAGACTGGATACTGATCGAGTCAAAAAAGATATTCAGAAGCGCACCAAAGCTTTCCTCAAAAAAAGAAAATGACATAAGAATTCTAGAAATGATAAATACATTATAATAATGTTTCTAGGAGCATATCAATGGCATTAAAACTAAGACGCGGTACAGATGCAGAACGTCAAACTATTACATTTGAGGTTGGAGAACCTGTCTATACCACTGACACTAACTTATTTTACATAGGCGACGGTACTACCGCTGGCGGTAACCTTATTGCAGGTAATTTAGTACAAGATGCAAGCCCGCAATTAGGTGCAAACTTAGATCTAAACGGCAACAATATTACAGGCACAGGTAACATCAATATTGATGGAACAATTACCGCGACTGGAAACATTAACTTAGGTGATGGTGTAGAAGATAATGTAATTGTAGGCGGTTTAATAGGATCTAGTCTGATCGCAGACACAGATAGCACATACAACTTAGGAAGCCAGACTTCTAGATGGAGAAATGTTTTTGCATCTGGTGCAAGCGTTGACGGACAAATAGATGCAATTTCTATCAATGCAGATCTAATAGGTGACGATAGTACAGTAGCATTTGACAAAAACACCGGTATTTTTACAGGCGATTTAGTTGGTAATGTCACAGGAAACATCACTGGTAACCTAGACGGTGACGTAGAAGGTTCGATTTTCTCAGACGATTCTACAATCATGCTAGACGGCAACAATCGTGTACTAAACGTACTTACTGCTATTGCTGATGTGGTTAGCACTCCTTTGTTACAGGTTGATAATATTGTATCAGACGACCCAGCCAACGCAAATATTAAAATTCAAAATCCTCAAGTATCTGGTAACTTTACACTAGAAGTAGATTCAACAGACGGTTATACAACAATTGAATTAGGTAAAGTATCAGCAGGAGACCTAACAGGCGACGGTGGATCATACG